ATGGAATTCGGAACGAGGATTCGAATTTCGGAATATGGCCCGCCAACGAGCGGGCTTTTTTGCATTTCTGGGCGTCGCCGAGGGAGGCATATGTCCATGATTTCGACCTTGGTCGGCGCGGCCGTGGCATCGGTGACAACGGGCGTGGCAACATGGTGGACTCTCTCCGCTCAGGAGAAGAGAGCGAAGCGGGCTCAGGTTGCACAGACAAGGGCTTTACTGCAATCGATTTCCAGCGAATTCGAGACGGTGCTGGAGCTGTACAAACTGGCGGTCGGAAATCGAATCAGCGGGCTGCCCGATACTGGCCCGGTCGACCTTCTTTGGATTGCCGGTTCGCAGTACTTTCCTATTTACACAGCGAACGCTGCGGCGATTGGTACCCTAGATGACCATGATCTTCGTCAAGCTGTGATCATTGCGTACTCGCGGGCACAAGGACTGATTGACACGTTTCGGATGAACAATGAGTTGCTTCTCCGATACGACGCGGCGCATGTTCACCACAGCCTGGCGCCGAGCGATGCAGCGCGATTGCTTGAACAAGAGCGTCTCTCCGCGCTTGTGCTATACGGCCCCAGCGTCAGACGCGCTCATCAAGGTTTGTCGGAAGCCGTCGAAAATGCGCTGCGCCTCTTGCGGCGCCACGGAGCCGTCTAACTGCCCGATGTCTGGCTTGCGGAGTCGGCCCGCGAAAGCCGGCTTGGTCCTCAGAGCGGACCAAATGCCTCAGCTGGCCAGCGACCTCGTAGCAGACCGCCCCTCTCTAGCCCGACCATTTCCCGCATCACATTGCGCCCCGCTTCAGTGAGGGCTACCCTGCTCCCGCGCGGCGCGCTTAGCCATTCTGCCAGCCCGTCGGCCAGCAGCATATCGATGACCCAGCTCCCTCCCGGGTAGATCGGTCAGTCAATGTCGAGGCGGCGCATTGTGTCCGGCACCCTCAGCTTGGATACCCGCCTCGTCCTTTCCTCCTCCATCGACGCGCGCAGTCCGCCGACTTCGCTCTCCAATACTGTACATTAATACAGTAGTATACGGTCTCTTTCCCTATAGGTGGCCCATGGAAAAAGACCTGATCCCCCGCGCAGTCGAGCAGCTGCGAATCCGCTACGCGTCGGCCGCGCCGCGCATCGCCCGCCGAACGACCGAGCTGAAGAAAAACGCCAAGGGCGCGCCGGCCGCTGAGATAGAGACGGCGGCCGGCATCGACGTGCTGCGCGAGATGGCCGCGACGTACGGCGTCGATCCATACGCGTTTGCCGTTCGGCTCGCCGTCGATGACGTGGCCGAACGCGAGCAGCTGATTGCGGCCTACCGTGACTCCATGGCCGATGAGATGCCCGTGGCGGACATTGAGGTGTCGAACGCTGAGCCGCCGCCCGGCCCGGTCGACGCCGATTGCGACGATGCGATGCCGCCGCGCGACACTTCCTACGACGAGCCGGACTACAGCAAGCCGCCGAAGGCACGACCAAAGCCCGGACAAGACCCGCTCGGTGCGACGTCAGTTCGTCGAAACGAATACGTCCCGCTTGACCCGTTCCGGGCGTAAGGATGGGCCATTCCTTCCTGATGTCGTCTTCGAAGGGAAGCTGCTGGGACTGCCGCCACTGGCGCGGCGGCACCGCCGGTGGCGGGACGCACACGGTCTGCCGGCAGACGCCCGATCAGCCGCAGGTGCGCGCGCAGCCGGAACACGGGTGTGCGTTCTGGGAGGATGCGCCGGCCGAGCAGAAGGCCGCACTCATGCACCGGCGCAGCAAGTCCATTAAACGCTAGGGCTGCTCGTGGAAACTTCCCTTTTCGCACCAAAAACGGGTCTTCACGCCGTCTTGGTGTTGAAACAGATCGGCTGCAATTTCGCAATTGCTCCGATTGTATTCACCGGTTGGGTCCTTCGCATCGAACGTGGCCACATGCAATCGCGCGTTCTCTAACACGCGGCTGGACCGATATAGCGTGAAGACGTCGGCGTGCGCCAGGGCGCTAAAGGACAGGCCTACAAGCAACAAGAGAAACTTCATTGGCGCCTCGGCGCGTCGCATATTGCCGTGCAGTGTAGCCGATGCGTCGGCGCTGCCGCTATCGCCCCTCTTACTCATCGTCGCCTATTGGCTGATTGAAACTCGCGTCATCGTTCCCGGCGCCGCTCCGGTTCACCTGAGGCGTGACGCGGAACCAGTGGAAGTCTTCTGGACGAGTGCGTGCATTGTTCGCGATGTGCGTCGCTTCATCGAACGTCGTCGCCGGGTCCAGCCACGCCTGCGCCTCTTGCGGGCTCAGGACAAGGGGACGGCGATCATGCACGTCGAGCATGCCGCCGGCGGCCGCGTCAGTGACGATCACGAATCCGTCCACCGTGCCGGCTGGCGGCTCGGCCGCATGGTCGTCGGCAACACTGCTCAGGCCGGCGAAAAAAAGCGGCGCGGCGTCGTTTGGCTGAATGTAATACGGTTGTTTCCGCCCCCGCTCCGCAACCCACTCGTACCAGCCGTCGGCAGGAACGATGCACCGGCCTGATCGGAAGAGCGCTTTCCAAGTGCTGGTTTGTGCCTTGTCGAGCCGCGCGTTGATCATCATCGGCACTTTGCGCGCCACCGCCCAGAAAGGCCGGAAGCCCCACCCTTCCAGGTGAGGCCGTCCGTCTTGAGCACCGGCTGCTTCGTCCCCGGCGAGATGTTCCAGCTCGGCCGGAATAGGTCGAGATGAGCACTGCCGCGCGGGTCGCGGCCGTCGGTCATCAGCGGCTCGACGTAGTCGACGCCCATCCGGGCGCGGGAGAAGCGACCGCACATAGCGGCTCCTGTCGTATAACACCGGTGCAAGCTACATGCACGAGCTATGCCGCACCCTGCTCGGGACTACCAGATGCGCATCTCTTCCGTAAGTGCGGCGTCCATGCCGGCTCGGTAAGAAGCCCAACGATGCGACCCTTTCGGATACAGGTTATGGATAGTCCCCGCTTCGAAATCTTTTTTCCCTGCGCTGAAGGCGGTGCGGTCGAACGTAATCGCAATCCGCTGCTTCCTTGCTGATCGCCAAAATCCACAACCGAAAAGCGAAAGCACTCTCTCTTCCTTATGTTGCAAGCCACACCGACAGGACGGGCGACGCTGTAATTTTGGGAAATATTACCGTTAAGTATGTAACGGTTCAATCAGTCATCGGATGTTTTACCGAGAGACGCCGCAGTGCTTCGACCACTCCCGATCGTGTGCGAGGACCTGCTGGGCCACGCCGTCCGGCAATGCCGCCGCCTCTGCCGGCGTCAGGATAATCAACTTCGCCCACGAGCACGCCGTGTCGACCGTCTGCGTTTTGTAGACGACCTCCGGTTCCGGCGTGGCTGTCGGCGCGGACTGACAGCCGGCCAGCGCCAGGGCTATCGCTGCGACGAATGCGCGCATGATCATCCCCTCGTATATCCCTCATTGATCAAGGCGGCCTGAGCCTCGCCGGGTTTCAGCGCTGCCACGGCCGCATCGGTTGCCGCGCGGCTGGTCTGTGCGGACTGCACAGCGTCGAGCGCTTGCTGAGCGAGGGCAGCGTCGGCCACTGCCGCGCGCTCGCGCTCCTTCGCGGCGTCGCGCTCGGTCTCTGCGGCCTCCTTTGCGGCCGCGGCCGTGTCGGCCTTCTGCTTGTGGAAGAATGCATAGACGCCGCCGATGCAGGACAGTACGACGCCGGCCACGACCGGCCACAGTGACGACAGAATCGAGAGCATGGTTTTGTTCCTCGGTTAGACGCCCAGCGCCGCGCGCGCCGCTTTCCAGCGCGCCAAGCGTTCGGCGTTGCCGTTCGGCGTCACAGTGCTGTCGGGATTGCCCACGTTGATCAGCTTGCTGATGCGCGTGAACTCGTATCGGTCGGCCATCGTGTTGCACCCGTTCGATTGCCAGTACCAGCAGGCCGTCACCGCGCAGGCTGTTGGATCGGCGATCAGGTCCGGGTTATCCGAGAGGTCGAGGCCGGTGTCGGTCGCAGCGTCGGCGTAGTTGTCGCGCCCGGTGATCTGAATGTGGCCACCGCCCCGGTATCGCCAACCATCGTTTGCGCTGACGTTGCCCATGCGTCCGCCATAGACGATGTTGGCGATCTGGATCTGGCGCGCGAGCGGCACCGACGATTCGCCGGGCTGACGCCCGAGCGCAGCGCATTGCATGGACGACAGCCGCTTACCGAACGTCGCCTGCAGGCCCGCGACGGAATAGTTGAACGACTCACGCGCTGCGGTGAAGCCGGCCGACTCGTGGCCGGCCTGCGCGAGGAAAGACGCCTGACGCAGCGGCGTGTCGATGCCGTAGCCGGCCATCGCCAGCGTGTAGATCGGCGCCCACTTCTCGGCAAGCGACGCTGAAAGGCCGGTGGCGCTACGGAACAAGTCGGGCGTCATTGGCTACCCCCGTCCACCAGCGAGCCGGTCAGCGGCTGCGCAGCGGCGGCCTCATCCTTCAGGCCTGGCTGCCGCACTACCATCGCGAGGAACTTGAGCGCAACCAGTGCCCAGCCGACCGCCTGCACCGCGCCGGGGGGCAGTCCGCCGCGCAGGTCGCCCGGCAACGCCGTCCAGGCAGCATCGATCGCGTGCGCGATGGCCGCTGGATCAGTGAGCAGCGCGGCGCCGCCGAGTGTCAGCCAGGTCGACCAGCGTTTGTGAATGACATTCCAGCCGCTCGCCAGCCAGAGCGGCGGAGCGCGGCGGATTCGCCGGACGAAAAAAAAGCCGCCTATGAAGGCGGCTAGCGTCGCGGCAAATGTCGCCACGTAGAGCAATGCAGGATGCGTCACTTCTTCTCCTTTGCGGCCTCGACCGCCTGTTGCGCGGCGTCTGCCGCTTCCGATGCTTTTGCAGCCGCAACGGCGGTCTGCTCCGCGATGACTTCGCCGGCTGCGGCGCGGCGCGTACTCTGCCGCAACAGTTCGCCGTTCTGCTCGAGTAACTGCCCGATGCGGCGGTCCTGCTCGATGTCGTGTTTCTCGGACGCAGCGAGCCGCCGATTCATGTCGCTGTTGAGCTGGGCCAGCTGCTGATACTGCGCATCGCGGGCGGCCGCAATCTGCCGGTAGTAGTCCCGAACCTGCCGCGCTTCGGCCTCGCACTGCTCGATGCCAGACAACCGCACCGCGTTGATGCGGCCGTACAGCGTGGCCCGCTCGGCCGCCGCCGCGCTACGCTCTGCGTCCCATGCGATGCGATCGCGCTGCACCTGCAGCTGGTCGAGCCAAACGCCTAGACCCACCAGGCTGCCGGCGCCGCAGATGAGCGCAACGGCGAGCAGCGCATACAGGCACCGCAGGTCACGCATCACTGCGCCGACGCCCGCCAATGATCGCTTCAAGTTTCTCAATTCGCGTCTCCAGTTCCCGGACCTTGTTTTCCGCAATGCGCGCTCGCGAGTCGGCTGCATCGGCTCGCTCAACCGCGGCCCGCTCGCGTTCCTCCGCTCGGTCTGCCCGCTGAACTGCAAGCAGCTCGCGGGACTCGGCGCGCGAGGCGCGCTCCTCCGACCGCTCAGCCAGCGCCTGGTATCGAGCGATGACGTCGAGACCGGCGCGCGCGTCAGCGCGAATCGACTGCGAATCGGCGTCAGCCTGCGCCTGCTTTACGCGATCGATCTGGCGCCATAGGCGGGCCGTGCCCAGTGCGCCGAGTGCGCCGCCGATCGCCGTGCCGACACCCTTTCCAATCTCCACCCAATCCATAGGCCGGCTCCCCCGCGCCGCAAAAAGAAAGGGCCGCCCGAAGGCGGCCCGATATGGCCATGCGCTTACGCCCCTCCTCCCGGATCGGTCGGCCCGGGCGCTTCGCCGGGCGTAGTGACCACAGCCACCGGCGAGGTGTTGCCCCAGACGTCCGTAACCCAGAGGTCGTAGGAAGTGCCGGGCGCCGAAAGGATCGACCCCGGCGCGGCCGCGTCGTAGATCGGATTCGTCGTGCCTGTCTGGCGGATGTAGTAGCGGTCGACGTCGCTCGCCGTCGATGCGTCGATCGCCAGCTTCGTGCCGTCCTCCGCGGCGGTATCCGTCGGCGCCGGCGGTGCGTTGTTGTTCACGGTCAGGAACGCGGGCACTGACTCGCCGGCCGCATTGACGGCCGACACCTGAAACCTGACCTCAGGACTGACCGCCCCGGCGTTGCGCGCGTCGTCGATCGACCAGGTAACCAGCGGCGCCTGCGTGGAGTAAGTCTTGCGAACGACACCGCCGACAGTCACGACCACGGTGTAAAACTGCGCGCCCGCCGGCGGGACGATGTTGACCACTACTGACGTGCCCGTGAACGGCGACTGCAGCGCCAGCCCGGGAGCCCCCGGCGTGTACACCAGCGCCCCGACCTCGGCGTCCTGATAGACGAACGGCCCCGCGATCACGCCGATGGCGCGCCCACGAAACCGCCACGCGCCGGTCGAGATCTGAACGGATAGACTCGGCACCGCGCTTTGGCCGAACAGCTGCCAGGTGGCGCCGCCATCGCGACTGCCCCAGTATTCGTATGCGGTCGCGCCGTGCGCCGCCGGGCTGGTGATGGTCACGAGGCCCGGCGTGGTGGTTGCGGCCACGGCCAACGACGCCAGCACGGGCCCGGCCGCCGGATTGAGCAACTGTGACGAGGGCGGCGGCGGTGGCGTTGCGGCCTGGTTCTCGGCCTCGTAGACCGACGCCGCGTAATTGACCAGCGACAGCTCTACCGTCTCGTCCGAGTCCGGCGAAGCCTTGAGCATGATGCAGGGTTGCGACTCGGTTTCCTGCGACGGGCCGAACGTGTAATGCGTGTGTCGCTCGCTGTAGCCGTCCGAGATCCACAGCATTTCCCGTTGCTCGAGCGTGGCGTTCACGAGCCGCACGGAATGATCATCGTCGCCCCGCTCCACCAGGAACGGGCCGACCTTGCCGCCGGTGCGCGTCCGCAGGCCAATGTAGTGGTTCGCGCCCTCCGTCCACGTCAGCGGCTCGCTGGTGGTCAGCACGCCCGCCGCCGGCTCCCACGTGTCCGGAATGATCTCGCCGGACTGGCCCCAGCCGGGCACGTCATGACTGATCGAGACGAGATCGCCGTATTTCGGCAGGTAGCCGTCCGCGCCCGCTTTGAGGGTCGGAAACACGCGCTGGTCCCGGTTGCAGGCCGCCATGTACATGCCGAGCCGGTACGCCTGGTCGCGACTGGTGATGCCGAACATGGTCGCGGCCTGCGGGTATGCCTGCGGACTGCCGGCCAGCGCGCAGCGCACCGTCAGCGGCTGCCAGCTTGTCGGGTCGGTGTAGGTGATGTCCACGCAGTCCGGGGCCTGCGGCGCCGGGAAGACCATCCGCGCCTTCCACGAGCCAGCGACCATGTTGTACGGCGTGAACATTGCCGTCGGCAGCGTTTTCGGCTCGTCCCGGACCACCTCGACCACGCCGGCGTAATACATCGGCCGCGCCCGCCCGACCCGCGCGGCGTCGGTCAGCGCCTCCCAGAAAACCTGCTGCGTGTCGAATACCCCGTCCAATGTCTCGCCGCGAGCGGCCCACACGCCGTCGAGGCGTTGCAGCTCGGCCAGCGGCAGGCGGGTGTCCTCCATGCCGGCGCCGTAGTCGGCATTGCGGCACATGTCCGCGATCGCCCACGCAATGCTGCGCGTTGCCTGCGGCGCCGACCAGCCCGAGCCGTCCCACACAGGCACCTTCCCCGTACCAATGACGTTCACCTGTTTGGCGTTGTTGCTGTTCAGGTTGTTCGTCGCGCGGATGATCATCGCGATCATCGTGACGTTGCCGTAGGTGCGCTGGCTCGGCAGATAGGCGCGCATGCCCGACCAAACCATCGTGTTGATCTCGCGGCTGTCCGTTCGCTTCACGTCGAGGCGAGCGAAATACACCTCCACGCGGCTGTCTGGCACCGAATACCGGAACGACAGCATCTGCGGCTGGATGGTCGCCATCGTGAGCGTGCGCTCGTCCAGCGTGTACCAGTCGCCCACCGGCGCGCCGGAGTCGTTGATCGCGCGCGCCTGCACCCGAAACGTCATTGAGGCGGGTTCCGGGTTGCCGTCGTCGTTCACGTGCGCGAGGCCCTGCGGCAGCGTCACATCGATCCCAATCACGTTTGCGGTCGTGGTCGCAGGGTTCGCGGTGAACGGCCCGAGCACGTTGGTCCAGCTGTCCGCCGCGTCGTCCGGCCGCTCATTGCTGCCGACCGCTTCAAGGCCCGTGACGTCGGCGCTCGTCACGACATTGTCGGGAAACAGCGTCACCGTGCCGCCCGGCTCGATGACCTCGTACTGCAACTCGCTGCCGTACGAACTGATATCGGTGTCACCGATGCGGATCTGCTCGATTTCCATCTCGCCGAGCGTCACGCAGAACAACTGATACAGGTACTGCTCGTTCCCGACATTCTCGGTGTAGGGCTGCGCCGCGTAATCGGGATAGACGCGGAACCGGCCATACAACCGCGGGATAGCCGCGCCGATGCGCGCGCTGTTGCCCTGCGCGGCGATCGTGTAGGTCGGGCTCGCCGTCGTCGATGACGCTGCGGTACTGCTCGATGATTTCGGCGGCAGAACGGCATTGATTAGCGCCGACCCCACCAGGCCAATGCCCGCCGCATAACCGAATGCCAGTGGCGTTCCGGCTGCCCCGGCAAGCACTCCGCCAAGATATGGTGCGCTCATGACAAGCGCCAGCGTGAGGACGGTCGCGAGCGGATTCGAGCCTCCGCCGTTGCCGGGCAGCGCCGCAACCACCAATGCATCACCATGCTCGACGCAACGTGTCCACCGGCGCTGCAACATCGGCTCGCCGCGATGGTAGACGAGAAACCGCGACGTCCGGCGCATCTTCCGCCCTCGGCCAACGATGAAGCCTTGCTGACGGAGGGCCGTATCGATGCGCACGCGGCGGCGCAGCGGCGTGACGGTCGAGCCAACGCGCGGCCGCATTGGGTCCGGGCAATAAATGAGAGCAGCGTTATGCATGGGTTCAGCGGTGGCTTCAGACAAATGCGCGGACCAAGTAGCCGATGGCCACGATCAAGGCGAGGAACCAGATGGCCCAGAACCTACCCGGCGCGATCGAATTCGCCATTTCTCGTATCTCCTTGAGAAGTGCTGTAAACTTTTCCAATGTTCTAGTCCTGTCCTGAGGGCTGGAAACAAGAAAGCCCCGGCTGCTGTCAACAGTCCGGGGCTTTCGCTTTTTGCGGACCGCCTGGCCACCTTAGCCAGACGTTCGCGCAGGATTCTGCAGCCGGCTCAAGCAATGAACCGGTGGTACCGCGTGCGTGAGTAACCGAGCCGGCGCAGATCACGCCCCGGCGTCCAGATGACGCCGAATCCTTCCAGCGCGTGCAGCACTCCCCCGCCTTCGATCGCAAGCCAGACGCCGACGTGCGGCTCGCGGCCGCCGCGCAGCAACGCGCCCGCGCCATGCTCGGGTCGGTCGATCAGCTCCCACTCGCCGGTTACCAGCTTTCCCTGATAAACCGCGCGCGTCTGCATTTCGGTCCCGGGAAGCTCAGGCAGCGCCAGCCCGAAGTGCTCGCGCTGGACATGCAGCAACAGGCCCCAGCAGTCCCACGCGTCCGGCCCGCGCGCGCCGGCTTCCCAGCGCTTGCCGATGTATTGCGCCGCGTCGCTCGCATTCATCGCAGCAGCCCCGGGAATCGCTCAGTCGTGTACGTCTTGCTCGGGAAATTCAGGTTTTGCAGGTCGTCGAGCGACGCGGTGCCGGTGATCTGCATTGCGTCGACCTCGACTTCCGTCAGCACCATCGAGATGACCGGGTCCATTTCCGGGCCGTTGAGCGGGTCGCTTGCCAGATACGGCCGGTAGATGATGCGGATTTCGCTCGACTGGCCGATGGCCTGCATCAGCCGCTGCGTGATGACGCGGTCTACGTTGTCGATGGTGATCTGCAACTGCGGCATCTGGCCGTCTTCAAAGCCGGGCAACGTAATTTCAAAAGCGCATGCGATGAACTCGACCACCTGCCCCGGATTCAGCGGCGCGCTTGCCTCGAGGCGCGCCGACAGGTTCGCGTAGTCGCGCACCACGCGCACCGACGTGGGATTGCCGTCATCGTCGATGAACGCTGGATTCAGGATTTCGAGCGTGCTGAAGACAATCGCGGTCTCGGGCACCGAGGCGTAAGCCTCGGCGATCGCCTCCGAATAGACGTTGCTCATGGATCAGTTGAACCGATCCTTGTACAGCGCCCATTCCTGCGCAACGATGTCTGCGGCGGAGCGAGACACACCGGCCAGGTCGGCCGTCCACAGGCGGTAGAGCTCCAGCGAGACGCCGCCATTGTAGAAACCGCTGCCGCCAGCGCGGGCGAGCGCACCGCTGCCCGGCACGAGCAATGAGCCGCTGTATGCGCCGGTGAAGCTGCTTGCGAAATCGCCGTCAATGAACAGGTTGCCTGTGAACGATGCGTTGTCGTCATTCACTCGGAAGTGGCCGACGCACTGGTGCACTGTCTTCGTGTCCTTCGGGAAATACCCGCCCATGTTCGCGGTCACACCATTGAAGCCCAGCTCAAAATTGCCGAGGGCGCCGTTCGTGACTGGCAGATAGAAGCGGGACTGGTGGCTACCCATGCCCGAGCCATTCCCGTAGCTGATGATCGCGGCATTGAGACTGCCGGTGACCGCAACGGGCCGGTTCTTGAACATGAATCCGATCATGAACTCGCGATTGTCCGCGGACTTCTTGAACGCGTCCGGCAACAGCAGCGCAGCGCCGTTTGCGACCAGCGCGTTGTCGCTGCTGCGCGTGTACTGACCTGCGAAGATCAGTCCCTTGCTCGTCGGACTGAACGAATAGCTCGCCGTCGTGCTCGTTTCAGGCGTCTGACTCGTGGTCATCGCGGTATTTGCCTGCATCGAGGCGCCACCATCAACCAGGCTGTAGAACGTCGGCGACGCAGCGACCGGGGCCTGCTGCGGGTACGTTTGATTGCTCTTGAAGTCAAAGAGCGACTTGACGCCGTTGTACCGGATGAATTGGTCCTTGGCGATCGGCTCGACGCTCGAGTCGTTAATGTCCTGCGTGACGTCTTGAATGATGATGCTCATGCGAGCCACCCCTTGGCGCGAAGAATGGGAATGCCGAAGTTGACGGCGACGTATTTGTAGAGCGCATCGGACCAGTGCAGGCCGTCCTTCCGAAGCGACGTGCACACCAGGTCGTTCGCGTAATCGGTGGCGTCCTGGCTGGTCGGGTTCGGCAGGAGGGTGCGGTCGTTGTAGGCGTTGACCGCGAAGGTCCGGTGATCGAATCCGCCGAGCGTTGCGTAGTTGTCCGGCCAGCGGGCCTGCAGATCCTTGTTGAACTGCAGGAGGTTTCCGTAGCCTGACGTCCCTTTCGTCTCGGTGTTGCTGTTCGGCTCCGCGTAGATCAAGAAGTGCTTCGCCCTGGTTTTGATCCACTCGACAATCGTCGCCGTGTCCTTGATCGCCCGTGGACCTACGTTATTCCGGCTGATTTGGAGAATTGCGACGCACTGCTCCGCGTCGGAGCGCAACACGCCGTAGTAATCGCGCGGGTCCATCGTCAACAGGCTGCCGGCCGGCACGGCCACCGCCGCCCCGCTCACCGCGCGCGACACGGTAAAAGGCGTGCTTGCGGTGTTCATCTTGACGGCCACGCCGAGAATTGTCCCGGTCGCCTGTCCGCCGTGCTCAATCCCAGGCGACACGCCAGAGGCGAAGGTGATCGAGACTGACTGCGACGCATCGGCCGGAATCACACCGCCGTCGACCGTCACGGCCAGAGCCAGGGCACCGACGCGTGCGGCGCAGGCCTGGCTAATCTGTCCCGATCCGCCGAAGTTGTAGACGTCCACGCCCAGGGGCGTGCCGTACCAGGACGGGTCGATCTGCGCGATCAGGCTCGTACCGATCAGCGCCAGCTTGTTATTGCTGAGCGCCGCGTACTCCTTCTTCGCGGCGAGCGTGGCGTACATGAGGCCCGCACGTGGCGTCGGCGTCCGGTCCGTCTTCCAAATCACCGCCCCGTCGCCGGTGATTCGAGGGTTCGTGTTGTTGCCGCCGCCCGTCGACAGTTGCTCACGTTTGCCCGTCGCCCGCGCTTCGAGGTAGATCTGGCTGCTGGTGCCGTCCGAGGCCTCATACACCAGCACGCCGGCCTCCGGCGGCACGTAGGCTTTCGACTGATCCGGGATCGGCTTTCGGTTCTTATCCAGGCAGACGAACTGCCCGTCCAAACCCGCGAGCGCGTATGCGTCCGGATCGAGAAACTGCAACTGCGTGCCGGCAAGGTTCAGTTTGCTGAGCGCGCCGTCGGCACCGGCCGTAGGCGGATAGATGCCGTCCGTCCGGTGGTATCCGAAGATCGGCTTACGGTTCTTGTCGAGCAGGACGAACACCCAGCCCGACAGCGAGAAGTCGCCCGGCTCCAGCAGTCGCCCGCCAAGGTTCGCCGCCCACTGCGCGGTTGGCGTAGCCGCGATCAGCGTAGCCGCGGTGCTCGACGTCTTCTGGTACCGCAGCGCCGCCGTGGCGACGCCATCACCGATCACGTCGAAGTAACCGCCGACGGTAATGGCCGCGTCAGCCAGCCCCGCTGCCACCGTCGCGTACGGTCGGCCATTCGACAGGGAGGCATCGCGCGCGGCCACGGCGGTCGCCGCCGCTGCAACCGCGGTTGCTCGCGCCTCGGCGGTGACGCTCACCGCGTCGACCGCTGCGTACTCGCCGCGAACCTCGGCGACCAGCCCTGACAGCGTCGGCACGTCGCCGTTGTCGGTTGAAACCTTGACCGTCGCTGCGCCGTTGATGAAGTCGTAGGCTTTCCCCGACGTCTCGACAGTCGACGGTACGGCCTCTGCAAAGGTTGTTGGACGTGGCATATCAGTTCGTGATGACGTCGCCGGTCGGCAACGTGGTGTTGATGGCGTCGTAGTACTGCTGCGCGAGGGCCAGCATCTCCCCCTCCGCGCCTACCAGCCGCAGCGCGTCGTACTCGGTGGCTGTTACGGTTGGCATATCGATCGTCTCCAGCGTTGCCGATACATCGAAATAGCCAGCGGAGTCGCCGACATACGAGACCTTGTACGGTGACGAGTCATCGCACATGCGCGCTTTCACGCGCCGCACGCCTCGGCCGTTCGCGAGCCGCGTCTCGAACCAAACTGCGCCGCCGGCGATCTCGTACGCGACGAAGCCCTCGAACAGCTCCAATTGATCGCGATCGAAGCGCCAGACGACAGAGACCTGCGTCGGAACGCGTGTGAAGCGCCGGCGCTGCGCCGCCGTGCCCGCGTCCATACTCGTGCGGATGAATGGCGACTGCGGCTGGTAGCCGTAGCTGTCCTGGCGCGGCGCCGGTAGGCGGTCAGGCCACTGCGGTAGCGTCGTCATGCAATGGCCCCTCCTCGCGCACGCACGCCAAACCGACCGACGATCGCCGCATGCTCCGGTCCGCTGCCGCTCGCAATGCCGCGCGCCACTTCAGCGCGTGTCAGCTTCACAACCTGGTTGATGAGCCACTGGCCATTGCTGCCGCGCTGCGCCGATGCCTGAATCGAAACGTCGCTGCTGTCGTGATTCTCGATATTGATGATCGGCGCGCCTCCGCCAGGCGTCACGGCCGCCGCAGCGGCTCCGCCGACATAGCCGCCGTCGGCGAAGCGGGCGAGACTATTCACCGACGCGCCGTTGTTCACCGACTCCAAAAGCCCCCGATTCCGCGCAGTCGCAGCCGCATTCACCACGAACTCGCCATTCGAGAGGCGCGCAAGAATGCTGTCGCTGCGGCCGGTTCCCGCGCCACGGATGATGCCGCCGTCGGCTTTACCCTCCCCCATCAGGGTCAACTGCGTGCCGAGCGTGTCAGAGCCGCCAATGACATTCGCCAGTGACGCCGCCGACGAGCTGCTCATGCCGCCGGAGAGCGACGCAATCACCGATGCGATACCGCTGCCAGCGCTGCTCAGGAACGAGACCGCCGACGCCTTCACCTGCATGCGCACCAGGTCGGCGATGATGCTCGTCGCCAGGCTCGAGAAAGACACCTTGCCGGTAGTCGCGAACTGCACGATCGCGTCCTCCATGCCGCTCGTCCAACTGGTGACGGCCGACGACATTTGCGCGTAGCGGTTCGAGGCTGCGTCGACGTAGTCGGCAACTGCCTTCGTGGCGCCCAACGCGTAATCGCTCTGCGCGTCGCGGATCTGCGCGTTGGCGCTCAACTCGAGCGCGACCCGCTGCTGCTGGTAGGCGTTGAGTTCTTGCAGCTGGGCGTCGTACGTCGAGGCGTGCGCGGGGTCCTTCGTCCGATCGGAGATCAGCTTCAGATAGCGGTTGGCATACTCCTTCGAGACCGCCTCGAGCCGGGCCAGCGCCTGGCTATCCGTCGTGCCCAGGCCCATGTCCGACAGTTGCGACTGCGATGCGTCACGCCGGGCGTTGAGCAGCTTGTCGAGCGCCTCGCGATACGCGTCGACGTCTGCCGTTTCCTTGCGCTGCAGCGCTGCGCTGTCATCCGCAAACTTGCGGTCGTTGTCCAGAATCTTCTGCTGCAGGCGCTCGCGCTCGCCGCGGTACCGCTCCGCCGCGGCCTTCTGCTTCTTCCCGCCTGCCAGCTCCTCCTGCGCGCTCACCAGCTTCAGTTCGGCCTGATAGGCCGCCTGCCTGGCGTCGTGCTCCTGCTGCAGCGCGGTTTTGGCGTCGATGACGCCTTGCGCCTGCAGCGACTTGATATGGTCCAGCGACGACTTGAGCGCATCCTCCCGCTGCCGCAACTGCCCTTGCAGGCCGGCGATGTCCGCGTTGATACCGTTCTCGCCGCCGCTTTTGTGCTGCGACTTGGCGTAGGTGTCCTCGATCTGTTTGACGTTGGACTGGTGCCGGCGCAGCGCCTCCTGGTACTTCGCCGACTGCTGGTCGATATCCTTGGTCGCCGCGGTGAACCGCTTTGCCTCGTCGTCGAGGTCGAGCTGGTGGCGCTCGCCCGGCGTCGCATATCGTTTGTCGCCGACGTAGGCTTTGACTCGCAGTTCCGCGTCGCCGGCCTTCGTCGAGGCCGCCCGGGCCTTTGTCGCCTTTTGCTCCTGATCGAACAGTTGCCGCGTGGCGTCGAGTTGCTGCTTGCGATAGTCGACGTCGGCCTTCAAAGCGGCGAGATTGACGCCGGCGCCCGACAAACTGCCCGCCTTGCTGGCGTTCTGAAACCGGGCGTTCGCCGCGTTCAATTCTGCGGTCTGCCGCACCATCTTCTCGAGGTTGCCCTCCGGCACCCCGATATTCATGATGTGGTTGACCGTGTCCTGAATGTCGGCCACCAAGAGGCGCCAGGCTTTCGCGATCACGCCGGTTCGGTCGACTGCGTGCGCGGCCACCTCATCATGTGCGGCATTCAGCCCGCGAATGACCGCGGCCGTAGCTGCGGCCGTGTCTCCGGTGTCGACGAGCTTCTGCACTTCCTCGACCTGCGCGGCAGTGAAGGCGTGGTGCGCCGACTGGTACTCGGTCATCCAGCTGATCACGTTGTCGCGGATCTTCGACAGCGACTTGACGGCGTCCTCGGCGCTCACGCCGGTGTCTTCGGACATGCCGATTGCCGCCTGCGTTGCGGCTCGCAGTTGGTCCCCCGTGAACGCACCGGTACTGGCGAGCGCAGCCATCGTTTCCCGGGCCGTCGAGAGCGACGTCTTGGTCGTCTGCAGGCCGTTGGACATGGCGACCATGTCGTCGGCCGTCACGCCCAGATATCCGTGCGTGCTCTTGACAGACTTCTCGAACGCCTCGAACTGCTCGGCGCCCTGTTGGACCATGTGGAAGAACGCATATGCAGCGGCACCCGCCGCGCCGAGCGCAACGCCGAGCGGACTCATCAGCTTGGACAGTGCGTCCGTGCGTTCGCCGAGGACCAGTAGCGACCCGCCGAAATTGGACCAGCTTCCAGTCGCCGCTTCATGGCCGAGCACGAGCAGTTCCCGGCGGGCACCAGCACTCTTCAGGCTGAACGAATGCGCGGCCTCCCCCGCCCTATCCGTCGCCTTCGCCGCCGCTTCGATCTTCGCGATCATCGGCTCGGCGGCGTTGGATACGCCCAGCGCAGCAGCCTGCATGCGCAGCAGCTCGGCGCGGCTCTTGCCCGCCGCCTCCGATTGCCGCGACAAGCAATTGATGAACGAGTTGACCGAACGCACGCTCGCGTTCGCCCCGTTCTGGACAGATTCCGCGTTCGCGTCCTGTGCGGCGCGCACGCGACGCGATTGAGCCTCGACGCTTTCGGCGAACGCGCGCGCCGAGCGTTGGGCGCGCGTGATGCCCGCCTCGAAGCCGCTGGCGTCAGCGGTGATTGATACGACGGTTTGATTGCTGGCCATCAGCGCGTTGCCTCTCTCACTTTTTCTTGAATTACCGCGGCTACGGCCTCAGCGGCCGCCGTGCGCCGGGCGTCATAGGCGGGCCGCAGATGCGGCTGGGCCGGCATGCGTGATGTACCGTGCTCAACGAAACGCCCATAGAAAGCGTCCTTCGACCAGGTGATGCCGTAGGTGGACCGAACCCCCGTGAGCGAATCCTCCTCGCGGTAGAACATCAAGATGCCTTCCCGCTTGAGCAACCCCGGGATGTGCGGCTTGCCCTTGCGGATGTAGCGCTTCGTCCCGACCGGTGCGCGCAAGCGCGCTTCCTCAAGGACGATTCGAGCGCCCGCGGCGCTTGCCTGCCGCAGTGCCGATTCGCTTACCGCCGCCGGCAGCTGGAGCAACACCCGGGTCAGTTCCTCCGGGTTGCGGATCGTCATCCCGCTTCTTGCCATTTCGAACCACTCCGAAAAGCGCGTACAGGATCGCGCCCGACTGCTGCCGCCGGTCTTCCGTGAACAGCGGTTCGTCCGCTGATCGCTGCCCGGACCTGTCGCCCCATGGCATGAACTCAAGCGGTCCGAACGGCTGCGGCCGGCGCTTCGCATCCCGGTTGACGTTGCCGACCATCGAGGCGATCGTGCCGGCGCGCAGGTCGTCCAGCAGCGAGCCCCAGGGCTCGAGGTTGTAGAAGGCGAGCCAGTGAGTGAACTCTTGGCTGTCAATCTCTTGCAGCAGCCGCCGAACCGGCATGCCGAACTGCAGGGCTAGGCGGAAGGCGAAGCGGAGTTCGGGCCGCTCTCGGAGTTTTTTTCGGCTTTCTCCACTGCCTCGGGGCCAAGCCCGTTGAGCCGAAAGGCTGCGGCCGCGACGCGCGCGACGATCGCCGCATTCTTCGCCTGCAGCGCGGGCACGTCGTCCGGGCCGAACAGCTTGTTGCCGTGTTCGTCCACCACCGTGGCGGCTACCAGCGCCGCCTCGAAGAAGCTGACCGACTTGTCGCTTTGAAGCGAAACCAGGAACGCATCGCGTTCGGCGCCGGACATGACGGTGACCGTCACATCGCCCTGCCACTCGGGCACCGGTACGACCTCGCTGGCGCGGTCTTGCGCGCCCAGGATCTGGTCACGTGTGAGCATTGCTTTGCGTCTCCTTATTCGCCGGCGCCCGGCGTGATGGTGATGTCGCCGTCGATCGACAGCGAGATGGTGGCGGTCAGAACGCCGTCGACAGCGGCCGCAATCGGGAACGACTTGACGTAGGCGCGAAACTTCACGAGCGTGCCGTCGGGCAGGTCCAGTTCGAAGTCGCGCGCCTTACCGTCGCGCTTCGCCGTCAGCAGCTCCTGCTGCCCGGCGTCGTCGTAGTTCACGTTCACCTCGAGGCTGGCGTTCCCCCAGTCCTGCAGGCCGACGCGCTTCTCCTTCGCCGTAGAGTCGAGGTCGGTCACGTCGATATCGGTCGCCGTGCCGTCCATGCCGGAGAAGGACTTGAGATTGCCGACCTTGGTCATGGCCGGCGCAGTCGACGTGCCGGCGTCGACGCGCAGCGTCGAGTGCTGCGCCGAGATAGCGGTGCTGGTCATCGTTCCCTCTGAAATAAAAAAGGCCGCTCGAAGGCGGCCGTTGCTTGAAACGGTCCGGTCAGGGCCGCCACCACACGGAGAAATCCAGACGCGAGCCGTACAGCTTCGTGTCGTCTTCGTACTCGCTCACCGGCGCGCCGATCGGCACCGCGCGTACTGGCTCGGCCGTCATAGCGTTGCGGATCTGCTGCATGAGCGAAGATGCTGTCGCCCGATCGGCGGCCCACACGGTTATTTGCATGCGCGTGTTTTGCAGTTGGTCGGCACCGCTGAGAGTGGTCTCGTCAATGCCACCGACGGCCTGATAGACGATGTAAGGAACTGCGGCGCGCGTCTTCGCAAGATCGGGGTAGACGCGGCCATCGGCCAGCGCTTTCAACGCGCCGTGGACAATTCCTTCAACGCTCGGCATCGTGATTGCGCTCGCTCGTTGGGGCGTCCATGGTCACGCCGAATCGGTTAAGTTGAATGGTCATCGTCGACACTTCGTTGGCCTCGACGACCACATCAATGCTCCGGACGCCGGCGACTGAGCGGCCATCGGGAAGCACCAGGCGCTTACCGCTCGCATCCTCGATCAGATGAAGGGTGACGGACGGCAGGCCTCCTTCGATGCCCACGCTGATCTTGCTAGCCATTGTTTGCTCCCGTGGCGCAAGCCAGGTCGGTGTAGTCGCGCGTCGCGACGGCGGGCAGAGCCGTGAGGATGTCAAAGACGACGTCATCCACTGGTTGGCCGTCGACGTACTTGAGCAGGACCGCGCGCATGCCGTTGGTAATGTCCGTGCGGTACCGGATTCGGATGCTGGCCGTCGCGCTCGCGACCTCCGCATCGGCCTGCACGCTTTCCTTGCCGGTGAGCAGCAGCACGTTCGCCCAAACCTCGGCAACGGGCACCCACTCGTCACGCGGCTGGCCAGTTTCCGGGTCCGCGGCATCCGTGCGCTGCTCGATGCGCACGCGGCGGTTCAGCGGGCCGGCACGCATCACACACCCAGGCCGACGCGATACGGCTGCAGCAGGTGCTCTGCGCCGTCTGGCAACTGCGAGACAGTCGCGCCCACAACCACGTCCTCCCGGTTTGCGTACAGCTTGCCCAGGATCAGTAGGATGGCGGCCCGAATCGCGTTGTTGACGATGATCGGGTCGTCGCCGGCGGTGCCCGCAAGCACTGCTTCGGCCATGTCGTCGGTCGTGGCGTACAGCCGGCGATTGAGGAACTGCTCTGCGTGCTCCACCGCGGCGCCGAGGTACAGGTCGATCAGCGCGTCCTCGGTGCCGGCGTCCGCCCTCAGGTGTGACAGCGCCAGATCGGCAGGGATGATCGCCGTGGTCATTGCTTGCTGCTCTTGCCCGGCGACGTGCGCACCGGCTTGGCCGCTTCGTCGCTTTCAGCGGGCGGCTCGCCGCTCTCCGCCGCCAGGCCGGCGAGCAGCCCCTTGGCGCGCAGCTCGCGGGCGTGCTGCTCCGTCGTGTCGTGCTCGACGCCGACCTTACCGTTAAGCAGAATCGGGCGCGTCGTGGTCACTTTCATCGTGGTCTCCGAGGTGGCGGCCAAGGCCGCGTGAAGCGGCCCCGGCGGGTGCGTTACTGGCCCGCAGCGGCGGTGAACGAGCCGTAGATGAACGCCTCCGGCCGCTTGACGGCCAGAGCCAGCCGCTCTTCGCAGCGAATCGAGATCATGTTCTTCTCGAAGTCGTCCGCGTTTTCGGTCGAGATCACCACGTTGGCATCTTCCCGGTCGAACAGTTGTGCGCCGTACGCGAAGGAGCCCGTCAGGAACTTACCTTCGAACGCCGTGATCTCGGTTGCAACCACCGGCAAGCCCCACAGCACCGGACCGGCCAGGCCGAGCGGATTGGCGAGGATGTAGCGGCCCTGGCTGTCCTTCGTCAGCTCGATCTTCGCCCAGTCGATGAAGTGCAGCACATGGCCCGTCGCCGGAATGCGCGCGAGTTGCGCCTGCAGCATCGCGAGGCGCAGATCGTCAATGCCCGTCTGGCTCGCTACTTCGAAGGCGGCCGCGAACGCCGACGCCTGCGGCACGATCCCATGCAAATGCACGCCGGTACCGTCGCCGAACAAGATCTCTTGCTCCTCCGCGTACTTCAGGCCGAAGCGCAATTCGGCGTCGACGGTGCTCTGCAGTTGCGCGAAGTCGTCGAGGATCTGCTTCGACGCTTTGAACATGTGCGCGATCGTCGAGACACCCGTGATCTTCGAGTCGAAGGTGATGCTCGAGTACGGCTTGGCCGTGTTCTCGGGCACGACGGCGGCTTTGTTCGTGAAGCCGGTCATCTGCACCCAGAAGATCGCCGGCGACGCCGTGCGGCCGGGCGCAATCAGGTCGCGGATGAACAACCGCTGCTTCGGCTGGCTGTCGATACCCGGCAAGCGCTGCGGCTCGACGATGCCTTGCGCCACATCCGTCGAGATGAGCGCGGCGCGCGGCACCGGGACGCTCAGGCGGCGACCGGCGTCGACGTTCTGAGCGAATGCCTTGAGCGGCTCGTGCGCAACGACCTCCTGGCCTGCGGTCTTTGCCGCGACACGTTGGGCATTGCCGCCGGGCAGCGCCGCGAAGGCCTGTTCGGCTTCGCCAAGCTGGACTTCCAGCGCGTTCTGCGCGGTGCGCAGCGAATTGAACTCGGTGGCCATCTTGTCGACCGCGTGCTTCGTTTCCGTCGAAAGCGAGCCAGCGTTTTTCGCTTCCTTGATCGCCTCGTCGGCCTTCTTGTCGAAGCTCGCCGATGCCGCTTCCACGCTGGCCTTGACCTGCTGCAGGAGCTCTTGGGGAGTCATGTTGAGTTTCCTATTGGAGAGAGGTAGCTGCCGGTGCCGCAGCGGGCATGAGTGCCAGCGACAGTTCGGCGGAGATTTCGGCCAGGAAGGCCGCGTCGGCAGCGCCAGGCGTACCGGGGTCAGCAGCGCCGGGCGTGCTGGCCTTGATTTCTTGAATGAGCCGGCGACGTTCGGAGCGCGGCAGGCCCTGCCGGGCGAGCAGGACCTCGATCTGGCGCGCGGCGTTCTTCGCGCTCGAACGATCGCCGTCCGCTTCAGCGATCTGGTCTGCCGCCAGAAGCGAATCGGCGAAGCCCTGCTCGATCGCGGCGCTGCCGCCGATCCACGTCTCGCGGTCCATCAGCGCCTGCATTGCCTCCAGGCCGTCACCGGTGCGCGCGGCATAGATTCCGGCCATCGCACTGTCGAACGTCGCGAGCGTGTCAGCGATCTCGCGCAAGTCGTTGCGGTTGCCCGCGGCCAGCACCCAGGCGTTATGGATCATCGGGAAGCCGGCCCGGGCCATCTGCAACTCGTCCGCCGCCATCGCGATGATCGAGGCCGCAGAAGCGGCCAGCCCGAGCACCTGCACGGTGACCCGGCCCTTGTGCTCGCGCAGCAGGTTGTAGATCGCCAGGCCCTCGAACATGTCGCCGCCAGGGCTATTCACTCGCACGGTTACGTCGCCCTCGCCGATGCTGCGCAGCGCGGCGCCGATGCGCTTTGCCGTCACACCATCGCCCGACCAGCTGTCGTAACCGATCGGGTCGAAGATCGAGATGGTCGACGCGTCACCGTCGGCCGCCGCATGAATCGCCGGCTTCCAGCGCTCGAGCGCGCGGGGCGACAGTTCGCACGAAACACCCGGGCGTGCTTGTGCCGCCGGCGCGGCCGGCAAATTTCGGATGGTCATGGATTGCTACCTCAGGCGGTCAGTGCTTCGATTTCGGCGCGGCGTGCCTGCGCCGCGCGCTCTTCCGTTTGCTGCTTGTCCAGCAATTCGGCCGGATCGCTCGCGTCCTCGAGCTTGCCAAGCCACGCGCGCAATGCGGCGCGCGCCGCCGCGGCGGTGTCGGCCTCGGCGCGGCCGAGCAGCTCGATGGGCGTGAGATTCGTCTGCACGGTGTAGACGTCGCCGCCCGGGATCGGCGGCAGGTTTTCGAGCCGGCGAACTTCGTTGCGCGACATCCAGCCGTTTTGCAACGCGACGTTGTAGAACGCCGCGCGGCCGGCACTGTCCGCGCGCAGCAGCGCCTCGACAGAGAACTCTGCATAGATCGAGTCCGCGTCGACCGGGTCAATCAGGCACCGCGTGATCTCCTGCTCGATGTTGTCGAGGATCGGGCGCAGGCTGTTGGTGAGGAAGTGCAGGTTCTGCGCCTCGACGCTGGCGGCCCAGCTCGACTGCTTGTCCATGTGGCCGATCATGAACGGTGGCACCTTGAACCAACTGCAAATCAGTTCGATCGACAGCGCGAGCGTCTCGAGCATTTGCGCGGCGTCGGGGTTCATGCTGATGCCCTGATACTTCAATCCGGCCTCCAGCACCATCACCTTGCCGGCGTTGGTCGAGCCGCTGAATGCGGCAAGCGACTTGCGAAGCTTCTCGCGCTGGTCTGGCTTCAGCGTGCCGTTCTCATGCGTAAGGAAGCCCGACGCCTGCATGCCCTGCGCGAATACCTTTGCTGCTGCCTCTTCGGCCGCCATCGCCGCGCCGAACACGTCCCGCCCGGCCGAGATCGGATGCATGCCGCACACCCCGTCCAGGCCGAAGCCGCGGATATGCATCATGTCCTTCGCGGCGATATGCCGGGCCACGCCCTGCTCGGTGTACGTGTATTGCAACTGGCCGTTCGCCAGCCGCTCAACGACCATCAACTGCGGCAGCAGCGGCGTCAGCGCGACCACTCGGCCACCGATTCGGCGCTTCTCCACGAACGCGTTACCGCGCAGGCAGATGCTCGCCACGATGAACAGCATGAAGCGCCCCGGCGTCATCTCGGCGTTCGGCGAACGGCTGAGCAGCCGATAGAGCGGATGCTCAGTCGCGACCGCGCGTGAGCCGTCGGGCAGCTTGCGGTACACCTTGAGCGGCAACGTCGAGACGGTCTCGGACAACAGACGCACGCACGCCCACACGGCGGACAACTGCATCGCCGAATCGACAGACACGCTCTTGCCGCTCGCCGAACTACGGCCCGACCACTCTTTCCAGAAAGCGCCGTTCAGCAGGCTGATCGGCTGTCCCAGCCAGTCCACCAGCGCGGAGTGCGGCGAGGGCATCAAGCCGCTCGCGATCACCGCGGCAATTCCGCTCTTACGCATGCGCGCCTCCGCTGATGCGGCGGATACCGCGCGACACGATGCCCGCGATCACGAAACAGCATCCTGCGGCGGCCACGAGCGCCCACCCGGCGCCCGACAAGATGAAGACGCCGGCCACAAGGCATGCCATGCCAACGAGCAGCAACGCGGCCAGGAGTGCCAGAGGCGCCATCAGATACCCACCATGATTGGATCTTCGAGGAAGCCGTCCATGTCGGACGGCGGCTCAGGGTTGAGCGAAAGCAGCGCGATCGCATCGAACAGGGCCATCAGCGGGTCAATCTTTGCGGTGCCCGACGCCGCCTTGGTGATGAGCACCGCATTGCCGCTCGGCACGACCTTGGCGTTACCGACACACCAGGCCATCATCGGCCGGCCGCCGTGAAGCAGTCCGCCCTCGGCCAGCTTCCGCTCGGTCGTCTTGATCGTGCCGCCAAGCTTCCAGCCCTGCGAGATGCCGATGATCAGCTCCTTGGGCACGCCCGCCGCCTCCAGCGCGTCCAGCACCGCGCCGATGCCGCTCGGGTCCACGCCGACCTTGTCCAGCTTCCCCGAGTCGTGCACCTGCGCGACGATGGCGGCCAGCTGCTCGACGTCTTCGCCAATGCGTTTGACCAGCACCAGGTCGCCTTCGCGGGCGAAGTCGGTAAAGCGCGCGGCCTCCGACTGTCGGCGCTCGAGCACGGACGGGTGCGCCCAGGCTTTGCCCCACGTGAGCCAGGCGCCCGTGCCGCGCTCGCGGCCGGCGACGGCGAGGCCGAGCAAGTCATCCAGGCCGCCGCCGTCAATGCCAGCGTCGATCACTTCGCACCGATCGATCAGCTGCTCCAGCGTGAGGCCCGCGCGGCCCTGCGCCTCCCAGTGGTCGGCGCCTGCCCATCGGTCCGCCCGCAGGTTCAGCCCGATCTCGATATTCAGGTGCTTGGCTAGAAACTCTTGGAACGTGCCGTCGAGCTTGTGCCGGAGCTTCTGCAGCTGGTCGTCGAGCCACTCCGCGCTGACCGAGCGACCGATGTTCGGGTTCGAGATGTAGAAGTTGGTCGGGTCGAGATACGCCTTCGACTTGACCATGTGCGGCGGAAATTCGTACAGCACGCCCAGCGACTTTGGGTCAACGATCTTGCCGTCACGCACGTCGCGGTAATAGTCGAGCTTCTCCTTGAAGACGCCCGCCGGCGGCTGATCGCTCTGCGTGGTCAGGAAGATGACCCAGCCCTCGTCCCGCGATATCTGCCCGCCGGTGGCCTCCATGAACATGCTGGAGGCCCTGCTCTTCGTGCCGAACAGCCACAGTTCGTCAACCAGGATGCGGCCCGACTTCTTGCCCGATACCGTGTCCGTGTCCGCGGCCACGACCTTGAGCGAAGCGCGCGTCACGCGATGCGTGATCGTCCGGATGTGCTCCTGGATGTGGAACAACGCAGACAACTCCTCGTCGGCGCGCACCATACCCGCTGCTGGCTTGAAGCTGTTGTCGGCGACCTCCTTCGTGGGCGCCAGGATCAGGTGCTCTTCCTCCTCGCGCCAGCACAAAATGACGGCGGTCAGCATGATGCCGGCGGCGATCGTCGACTTCGTGTTTTTCTTGCTGATGAGCAGGAAGAACTCGCGGATCAGTTGCCGGCCTGTCTCGCTGTCGTACGCGCCGAAGATCGCCGCGACGTAATCGAACACCCACTGCTCGCTGCACTCGCCGAACGTCGGCTTGCCCGGCAGGTCCGTGACACGAAGCTGCTTGAAAATCGCAAGCGCCTGCTCTCCTTGGTCTGGAAAGATCGGAGGCGGGATGATTGAGCGGCGTTCCACCAGCCTGCTCGTCCAGTCTGGACAGGCTGTCGTCCATTCCATGCTCAGACCTTTTTACCGCCGTTGGCGACTAGCTTCGGCGGCGCAGCTGGTGCAAACCGGCTCGCCACCTTCTTCGCATCTTCGTTTCGCTGGTCCTTCTTGCCGACCTCGCCTTTCTTCGCGTGCTGGAACGGCAGCAACGCCTTCGCCGCGTCAATTCGCAACTTCTGCTCAGCGCGCGCGTCATTCATCGCGGCGATCAGGAAAGCTTTCGAGTCCGAGAAGGTGAGGATCGCGTCCAGATCAAACCCGGCGGGCAGCGCGACAGCCTGCGCCTCCTCGGCGGCCGCCCCCGGCTTCGACTTGACGCGCGCCGCAGGCTTTTTACGGTGCTCTGTCAGCCAAGCGACTACGTCCTTGTCTTTAACAAGGCGCGACCCTGCGGCCGAAGCTGTCGCCGGACTATAACCGGCGGCGATTGCCGCGTCCCGATTGGACTTTCCGGCCAAAACAGCGGCAGCGAACAGCCGCTTTTTTGCTGTTAAAGCCATTAACAAAAACTCCAAAAGGGGAAATTTTCTGCGCGTGAGGGAACGGGCGGTCAGGAGCCGCAACGCCGCTGAACTTTTTACCCACCCCTCCCTTACCGTATAGAAATTGCAACGAAGGAATTACAAATGCCCTGTTTTGGGGCATTCACCGTTCCGCAGATTCGGTCCGCTGCTTTTCGCCCGAATGGTGCCGAGCGCACAGCGGCTGCCAGTTCGAACGGTCCCAGAACAGGCGCTGGTCACCCCGGTGCGGCACGCGGTGGTCCAGCACGGTCGCGTATGGCAGCGGCAGGCCGCGCGCGGCGCATTCGAGGATGACGTCTGCCTCGTCCGTCGCTGCAAGCCGATAGTCGCGCAGGCAGTACACACAGAACGGGTGGGCCTTCAGGTACGCGGCCCGCGCTGTCTGCCATCGCGAACCGTAGCCGCGCTGCGCGGTGGTCAGCGCACTCGAACGCCATGAGCCCGGCTCGACGGTACCGACGCGCGCCGCCCCGCCGGCCACCGTTCGAGGCTGAAGCATCGGCAGCTTTCTTTTCTGCATATACAAAAAGTGCTGGACCTTATAACTTAGTGTATATACAATAAGTCACATGGAATTCGACACCGACAAGGACGCAGCAAACGTCGCAAAGCACGGCGTGTCGCTGGCCCTCGCTGCAGATGCGGAATGGGAAGCCGGCAAGACGTTCGTCGATGGTCGATTCGAGTACGGGGAACAGAGGCTGGTGACCATCGCGTATATCGGTCTTCGCCTCTTCGTCATCGTTCACACCGAGCGCAACAACAAGAACCGAATCATCAGTGTGCGCAAGGCCAACAAACGTGAGATCGCCATCTATGCCAGCCCTTAAGCCCGGAACCATCATCCCCACCGACGAGGAAAACGAAGCGATCAACAAAGGCATCGCTTCCGACCCTGACACGGTGGAACTCACTGAAGCGCACTTCGCGCAGATGAAGCCGACCGCTCAGGTAATGAAAGCGCGCGGCCGTCCGCGTCTTGCTGTAACCAAGGAGGCTGTCAGCATCCGCTTAGATGCTGACGTGCTCACAGGCTTCCGTGCGTTAGGCGACGGCTGGCAAACCCGCATGAACGAAGCGTTGCGCGATTGGTTGCAGACGCATAAAGCGTAAAGCCCCGCGCGGCATTACCGGGCAGGGCTTAGTAAATGACACTGCGACTTGCACTCCAGTCTTCCAAGCGATCGCCGAGAGCGGAGACCGCGCTTCGCCTGCTTGCTTCGCGCAGTAGGTCTGCGCTACGGCAATCAGCGCATTACAACCTTATGCCGTCGTGAGGCACCGGCCGGTTGAGCACGACTATTAAAAAAGCCGCGCAGGAGAAGTTTTGCGGGGCTTAAGGCGAATGTGTGACGTTTGGAACCGTCAGGTCAGGCAACCGTGGATCGCTGGCGCTTGTCCAGCAAATCTTCTCGGAGTGCTTTGACGACCGCTCCAACTGCAGGCTCGATAGCTAAGGGCCGCACTGAGTGCGATACAACTTGGCTGTTCACCTTCACCGTCCCACGCCCTGACTCTTCATCCACAACAACAGAAATGCTCGCCTCCGCGACAATGGAATCTCCGAAGCTGGGCACTGAGCGAGGCAAAGTAAGCTGCAGCTTGAACGTACCTGGTACGGCAGTGTCGAAGCCATAACGAACGACCTTTCGATGCCCAATGAAATCGGGCTTGATGGTGTCCGCAACGATCTTCAAGACACCGGCCGGTGCGCCCAAGCTGCTACGGACCGCCTCTTCAAACTCTGCCGCAGTTTTCCTGAATAGCTTTTCGGCGGCATCATCCTCACCGTCAAGGTCATCGAGTTGACGCTGTATCTCTTGGTAAAGCGACATCTTGAACCCTCCCGTTCCGGCCCAAAAGCCCATCATACGGGAGAAAGAGTCCAGCTGGATTCACCGCTTACAGGGTAAAGGGTCGCGCGCGTTAAAGAACGAGGCCGACCCGCTCACGCTTTTCATCGATGAACTTAGGTCAGGCTATCTGAAAAATAGTATGTAACGCCGTTTTTGTCGCAGCAACATGCGCGGGCCAAATTCACGGCTCGCACGCTACCCGCTTACAACAGTCAATAGAACGTGGGACGACTGACTCCGGCGCGGCGGAACACGTCCGGCGAATCGTCGAACACGATGCCTCGGACGTAGTACGCATACGGAATGCCCTTCGTCCGCTCGCATTCGATGGCCATGACGCTACGATGCAGGCGCGCCGCCGTGCTTGCAAGAGCACGAGAGCGCAGCATCGGCAGTTTCCCCATGCGAGACTTCAGAACCTATAAAGAATGCGCCTGCTTTGCCAACGCGGCGGACCTCTTTGACAGCGCCTTAGGGTAAGTCTGGCGTAAGAAAATCCGTGTAGCGTTGCTCGAGAACCTCATTGGGAAACACAAATGGACTTCAAAACTCAGGGCGGCCCGGCGTTTCCGAATCCCCGATCAGAAGCGAACCTGCTACCGGCAAATACCCCCCTCCATGGAATAAGCGTCCGCGACTACTTTGCAGCGGCGGCATTGACCGGTTACATAGCCCGGAATGACGGCTCCGCTGCGGACGCGATAGTGAAGCTTTCTTACGAAACCGCGGATCTAATGCTTCGGCAGCGAACCCGCGGGTAGCCCCGCGCCCTGTCAAGGCGAGTTGATCCACCATATTTCTGTTGCGCCGCATGGTGTGGGCGTCATCCACGGAACGAAAAAGCCCCACGCGGCTGCCGCGCTAGGCTTACGGTATTCGGCGTGGATCCGCGCGCCGCTGGGTCAAGCACTCACAAGCAGGCTCGGCCCGCTCAGCGGTGTTCGTCGCCGTTTTATTGAGCGGCCCATCCGTGCCGCGCTTGCTGTCCACGGCGCTCCTGCGCACGATTTGAAGAATGGCGCCGGTCTTTCCCGGCAGGTCACCACATGACCCCTTCACCCGACGAGCGGGATAGCAGTTAAGCGGGGCTGACCAGGAGGGAGCGACCCTGCGGACCTGGACCTGACTGGTGAGAGTGGCCGGTGCTGATCTCCGACATTCGCCGTACCTTGCGGCGGCGACAGGAGGGATTCGAACCCTCGATTGGGCTGTTAAGCCTCCGCCTTTTCGGGCCGTTGATGTCCGTAGTCCGCGAGCGGCAATCACAACGACATTCTGGCGCATCAGCCTGCGCATTCACTCTCATCGAAGCGGGCCGGACTTGACACCGGCTAGGGATTTTGGCCCCTGCGCGTTGAACCCCGGATTGCTGCCGAGCGAGACCGCTCGGTTAGCATTGAATACTCGGGTCGCCGCGTGTCCATCCACGCCGCCGCTTCGATGAAAGTGCCGTAAACGACAAAACCCGCGAGGCTTTCACCTGGCGGGTTTCGTTTTCTGCGGACGCAATTGTCCGAGCCCTCATTCTCACAAACTTTTCGGCGATGTGCAAGCGGTTTTCATTGCGTCACGCGCGTGCCGCCGCGCCTGCAACCAAACCCTTCGAGACGAGCGCCGGCCGCATTGCCTCTTTCGCCGCAGCGTAGTCGTGCGCCTGTCGCTCAGGGTGGCGCGGATTACGGAAGGACGCGGCGCCTACAACGAAGTTTCGGGCCGCCGTCATGACAGCGACGCGATGGTCAAGGCCCAGCGCCATTACGACCGGCTCCACAGCCGCGCCTATCGATGCCTGCAAGCTGTGGTCGATCTCAAAGTCATAGTCTTCGTCGCTCATCCATGACCTGCCGGCGCGATATTCGCCGCAGGACGCCGCGTGAGTCGGGTAGCCGTGGACGCCCTCGTCCCGCTGACTCCATTCGTACCACGCGACGAGCACTTGATCGATCTCATCCATTTGCCGCTCCATCGTTGCGCTCGTTCTCTTGCAATAGTTCTTGCAGCGGCGCCCGTACCGCTTCCCGATCCCGCAGACGGCGACTGCCGCGCCAACGATCGTCAGCCGTACCGCGTGCGGGCAGCCGCAGCACGTTCCTGCTTGCGCCCGCTCAAGCACGTCGGCCGGGTCCGCGTATTCGTTTCGTCTCATGCGAGAAGCGCCCTCACCTGTGCAAGCAACTCGGCCTCGCTTCCATACGCTGCCTCGAATGACTGCCGCCCCGCGTGCAACGCGACGCCCAGCCCGCCCAGGCGGTGATGCGTTGGGCAGAGCGGGATGACGTCCATGTGGCTCGACCGCTGCGCGCCGCCGGCGAGGAACCGCGGGTGATGCAGTTCCGCCGGCGAATCGAGAAAGCCCAGGTTCCGACAGACGATGCAGCCCAGCCGCGCCACCGCATCCATGTGCCTGCGCTCCGCTGCGGTAGGTGCCGGCCGGGCCTTCGTTCGTATCGACCGGCGCGGCGCGCGCGGCCCGCCGACGGCGCGGCGCTTGAATCCCGTTCGCTTCATCGGTGAGCGGCGCATCATTGAGCCCCCTTGCCGTAGAACGCCGCTGTGAGGGCGTCGCGTCGCGGCCGCGCGGTCAACGCGCGACGGCGGGCGCGGTAAAGCTGCTGCTGCGCGGCAAGCTCCGCACGCCCCACTTTGCGCACCCGTCGCTTGTGCCGCTCCTTGCTTGTCGCCGCGCGCGGCCTCGGCACGCTCTTACCCGGCCTCGGCACGAACAGCAGCGCCGGCGCGCCGCCGTCCACCTGATTCACCCAGCCCGTAACATGCGCGTCGTTCAATTTGACCCGGCGCCACACCAGCAAGGCCATGGCACCACGCGTCACACCAACCAGCGCCGCCGCAGCCTCGATCGAACGCGGCACGCCGTCCTTCATCGCGTCGCACACCTGATCCCATGCCATGCTGCCGCTGCCCGGCCGGCACTTCTTCAGCCCGAGGTTGTGCGCCTTGACCATCACCGTCCGCAGCGATCGACCACCGAACAGGTGCAGGTTGCGCTTGATGCTCGCCGGCTGGCTGTAGGCCCAGCGAAGCGCCTTCACTTCCTCTTCCGTCCAACGCTTCATGATCAGCGGACCTCCCGAATGTCGATGCCGTGCACGGCCTTCATGAGGTGCTTCTTTGTGCGGTACGTCGACGCTTTGGCCGTGATGGTGCTTTTCACGTCCTCCACTACCAGCGCGCCGCCCTCCACGTATGTGAAATCGGCGACATAGCGAAGCGCCGGCTTCTTGCGTCCGTCCAGCACGACCGCTTCGGTCAGGACAAACGGCACCTGCCGCCGTAGGTCGCGGATCTGTCCCGCCGCCTGCATCGCCTTCAACGTCTGGTAGCGCGCTGCCTCGCGGCGGCTGTCGAACGTGATGCCGTCGACCTCGACCTTGCAGTTGCCGTACTTCGCGCGCTTCGCCGGCGGCGCGCTGCCCACCGCCGCGCCCGGCGCCGGCCACGGCCGGACGGTCGCAGTCCCGATCCTGCCCGCCGTGCTCGGCTTCGGCAGGCCGTATCCTCGTTTGCTCACTTCCATTTCTCCACGCATTGCTCCATTTCCCGCTTCGCTCTGGCCCGCGCTTCCTTGCCGTGCTGCTGGCCTATCTCCTTGAGCAGCGCATTGCCGAGGGTGTAGTCGCCGCGCTTTGCCGCGCGCACTGCTGCGCGCAGACGCTCCCAGCACTCAGCGCGGCGCTCTTCCTCAGACACGACGCACCCAACCCTTCATTGGCTCGCCCGTACGCTTGTTGATGCGGACGTTGCCGGACTTGTCGCGCTTCTCACCGATTTGCATGGTTGCGAGCCGCGCCACGCCCCCCCCCCAAGCGCCCCGCGAGCGCGATGAAGTCATCACAGAAGGCAGGCGAATCGAACTCCGGACTGACACGCACCGGCGTCATGCGCGAGAAGATGCGTGCGGCCTCCTCGTCGACTTGCGCCTCCCACTCCGCGCGCGTCAGCTCTCTGCCCTCGCGGCGGGTCGGCACCTTCTTCTCGGCCTTTTCTCGAGCGGCTTGTAGCGATGCGCCGAATACGCAGAACGAACTCATGCGGCTTCTCCTTTACCAGCACCGCGCGCCGCCGCTGCGGCTTCCACCGCCTTGATGACGCGTATCTTGAAAAACGGGAACAGTTCGTCCGGGTGCTGCTGGATGCCGTGCTCGGCACCTTTCGCGGTGATGCCGCTCGCCGAGGTGCGCCAGTCGCCAGCGATGCCGCCCATCGGGTTCGCATTGCCAGGCGCGCTGCCGGCACCCGGCGTGCGCTCGTCTCGCACCCAGTTGCGCCAGGTCGCCAGCCAGTCGACCTTCCGCGCATCCTTACCGGCCTTGCCCTTCCAGTAGTCGCCGAACTTCAAGCCGAGGTTGCGCACGAATTCCGCTGTCCACCCTGGCCGTTCGGCAAGCGCCCACTCTCCCCAGGCTTTGGGCAACATCCAGTCGGCAGGCAAGCGCGTTCCGCGCGCAGCGTCAGCGCGGGGCGCCCGCGCCGCGCTCTGCTCCTCTCCTTCCTTCTCTAGTTCTTCTCCTTCTTTATTGCCCTCCAAATTTGGAGGGGCTTCAGGGGAAATTCGGAGGGGCTTCGAGGGAAATGTGGAGGGGCTTGCATCCACATTTGGAGGGGCTCCGTTTTTGGAGGGGCTCCGTTTTTGGTACCCCTTAGCAGTACCAAATTTGGAGGGGCTCCGTTTTTGGTCGGGCTTCGTCGCGGCATGCTCACTCGCCGATGGCGGGCCGAGCGTGATCGTCGTTCCAGTGTTCGGGTCGACGCCTTGGATGACGATCGAGCCTTCCGGGGCCAGCATCTGATAAACGATGATGCTGCCGGTGCCGCCGCGTCTGGCCGTTGTTTCGGCGAGATAGCCCATTGCGATAAGGCGCTGCCGGCACTTCCGAATGGTCTTGATGTCCATCTCGGTGTCCTGCATCAACTCGTCGTTGGGCACCCACGTCAGATAGTCGCTGTCCGCCCAATGGGCATAGGTCTTGAGCAAAGCCTTCGCCGACGAGTCGCCGACCGTCTGGCGCTTTGCCCAGTTGTAGGCATACCCGCTCACTGCTTGCCTCCGGGAATGGCGCGGAAGAGCGCGGCGCGCCGGCCGGCCGCCGCTCGCTTGTCCACATGGCCGGCGCGCGTGAGCGCGGTCAACTGGTCACGCACGCCGCTTTGCGACATGCCCGACCACTGCGCCAGCCGCTGCACTGTCACCCAGGCGTGGCAGCCGCCCGCCACCCGCTCGACCTCAACCAGCAAGGCGAGGATGGCCGTCTGCGGCGCGGCCAGGCCCGCTGTGTATGCTCGGTTCATTGTTCCCCCTGCACGCGCGCGAAAACGGGCTGCGGCTGCCGGTGAATGGCCGGCTCGAGCACGAATCCATCCTCCACCAGCGAGCCGGCGCGTACGCAGCGCGCAACCGCCCCGCAGACCGCCCCGAGCCCCAGGTTCGTGCGGCGGACCAGCTCGCCGTACGTCAACCGATCCTGCGGCCGGCTGAACGCCTGCAACACCATCTTGTCCGCGTCTTCCTTCTCGATGCGCATCGCGCCCTCCTACGTCCGCACGCCGCTGGCTTGCCTGACCGGGACTGGCCCCGGGGCCACGCCCAGCGTCTCCGGCTTGCAGTGCAAGTTGAACGAGCAATGCAGCAGCTCCTGCACGGATTGATGGATGCCGTTGCCGATCGCAATCAGGTCGGCTTTCTCGCCGGCGTCGATCTCGCCATCGGCCGTTGCTTCGTCGTGGCGCCGCGCCAGCTCGCCGAACCGCGTTGTCAGCTTCACGAACTTGTGCAGCAGCTCGGTGTTGTCGGCCTCCTCGCCAATGCCGGGAATTGCGACGAACACGCCGCCACTGCGCATGGCCACCGCCTCGGCGAAGTGGTTCGTGTCCGATAGCGCCTGCATTTGCAGCGCGTCGTCGGTGCTGACCTGCTGCCCCTTTCGCTCGTACACACGGTTCTCCAACGACGAGCGGCTCATTCCGAGGTGCGTTGCGACAGCGTCCCAGCCACCCTCGGTGGCGCGGATCATCGCGAGAAATGCCTTTCGAATATCCACAGGGTTTTCCTTTACTCGGTGGTGGTGCGCGCCGCCGCGGCGCCGCATACTGCTTACGTCAACTACTGATATGGTGCGTACCTAATGCCATGAGAGAATCAATACTCACGTACCCAAAACGGATTGGAGTGAGCCATGCCGTACGACGTCAAACTTAAGGTGTCTGAGCGGGTGAAAGAGCTTTACAAAGGCGATCCCATGGTTGCCAAACATGCAGCTAACAGTTGGCCCGCACCAGCGATTGGCGATGTCATTTTGTGCGTCTTCAATGCGCGCAAAGTCGGCCTGAAAGTTGTCAGACGCACCTTTGACTACAGGGACGGCGGGCTCGTCGTCACCGCCGAGCTTGACCACGACCCTGACCATTCGGAGCCGTTCTACGGAGAAAAACCGCGTTACACGGCGGACGGCCGATTCGACGGGCCGAGGGCAGCAGATACGCCACGTGACGACAGACCCCGTCGGCCGTGAGGCAGCACGGATGCGAAAGCGAAAGCTCTTGAAATCCGGCCGCTCCATCAGTTCGCTACTTCCAAACGCTTCGGGCGGAGCCGAAACTTGCCTCCGAAAGATTGCACGCGAGCTTTATTGCTTTTCGAATCGCCCGCTTCGCGCACCGACTCCAGTAGTGGCGACAGGATCGAAGCGGCTGATGGGGCTCTCCGCGTCAGTAATGCTCGCGGGCCGAGAACACGATCACGGCAATCTGGCTGAGGAAATCGCACTGAATTTGTACGAGTTACTGGTCCAAGGAGCCATCGGTCAACGTCGCCACAGGAACTGTCATCGATAATCCGCATCGCTTTGTTCATTGAACTGCCCCTAGCGATTCAGTGGAGAGAGAGGGTTCTGGCCAAATCTGCTGACCGCGACGGTTGAGTCGACGCCTGCTGACACCCGTCACCCGCTCGATGTCCGGACAGACATGCGCCGGCGCGCTGCCGGTGCGCTGCCACGACTGAACCGTCTGGTATCGATCCAGTCCGAGGGCAGTAGCCAGAGCCACCACGCCGCCCGCCTTTGCAATCGCTTCGTCTATCGCATTCATGCGTCAAGACTACACTAGAAAAACTAGCATTACTAGAAAATCCTGCATGGACACAAGAAAAGCTAGTGCAATACCATCGCGCGCATGAGTATCCATAGCCGCATCAAGCAGCTGCGCGAAGCGAACGGGCTGTCAATGGAAGCGCTGGCCAAGCGGGTCGGAGTAAGCGCTTGGCAGACCGTTCAGCAGTGGGAGCGCGAAGAAAAGGGCACGGCCCCGAAGCGTGCGCGCTTGCAGGCGGTGGCCGACGCGCTTGGGACTACGCCGGAATACCTTCTCGTCGGCGACGCGGGCGCAGAGCGAGCTGACGACGATGCGGAGTTCGTCGGCGTTCACGTGCTCAACGTGAAAGCGTCTGCCGGTGCTGGACGGCTCGTATTCGAGGAATCGGCTGTCGGCCTTATGGCCTTCCGGACGGATTTCTTACGCTCGATGTCGATTGCCCGTCAGGACGCAGTCATGATGACGGTCCAGGGAATGAGCATGGAGCCGACCCTGCCAGACGGCTCTGTGGTGCTTGTCGATACGTCGCAGACCAATCCGCGAGCAAGGGGCGTCTTCGTCGTTCTTGTCGACGATGAATTGATGATCAAGCGAGTACGGGTCGAGAAAAACGGCGACTTGGTACTTACCTCCGACAATCCCGACAAGACGACATTCCCAGATCGGAAATTTGCCGCCGCCGGCAAAAAATTGGTCCAGATAAAGGGGCGAGCTCGATGGTTCTCGGCATGTCTGTAATGCGCATGAGCTGGCGCGCTGCCACCGCAGCGGCGTTCGTTGCCCTGTCCGCGTGCGCATCTGTCGATCGAGCGCAGATGTCTCAACTCGTACCGCCACCCGCTGGTTCGGACCCGACGCTGATCCGATTCGTTGCTGTCGCTGCCCCGCCCTACTCGCTCTCCTCTCCCGACTCAGAGGACGTGCGCCTGCAATGGCTGCGGAAGACGTTGGCTGACAATGGCTATGACCCCGATCACTACTCTATCGTTTCGAGGAAGGTGGTCGCAATGGACAGGGCGCTTCTGGGCGAAAGTCATCGCATCTTCTACGATGTCCGCGTTCAGCCGATAGCACAATGACAGCCTGTTTGAGCGCTGCTGGGAGGCGGCGCCTCAGTAACTAGGCGCGTCGCATTTCGGGATGCAAGACGGCGTCAGTCGGTCACCGGCGCATGGGCAGTATGAACGGATAACAGTCCAAAAACGCCGCATCTTACGTCTAGCGGGAGCACGCGGGTTTACCACATTTTGGCTGCACTTGAATTTGGTTGACAAACCTACTGTTTTTTGTAGAATCGGTTGCATGGAATTTGATGAACTTCGCCATGACCACCGATGTCACCCAGTTGTTCGATGAATGCCTGCCGGTAGAAATCCAGAGTGCTATAAGTGGTGCGCTGACGCGCGCGTACGATTTCACGGAGGCGCTCATTCTCAAGAACCCCCTTCTCGGTGGTGCGTTGAGCGGCGACGTTCGTCCACACATCCGTAGGGTTGCTGTGGATGCCTGCCTGAAAGAACTTGATGGCTCTGTCCAGGGCCTGAGGGCTCTGATACGGCCAAATGCTGTGGGTAATTGCCAGCATGTGGAGTTACACGCAAAAAGGATAGTTCTAACCGCAAATTATGTGGAAGCGAAAAGGCAAATGCCCCGGTCTGCGGTTTTTCGGAAAGCTTTTTCGCAAGCATTGAACATGTCGTTGTTTGCGGATGAGCCGCTTGAAGTCCTCCCTGAGCGGCCTTATGCACATATCATCCACGGCGGGTTGGGAAGAAAGCCTTCCTTCGTAGTGGTAACAATTCCAGATGTTAGCGGTCAGTATGCTGTCTACTCGCGGTCGCTAGCGGTCGCGGCTCACAGCACCGATGCGCCGGTCGAGCACATCCATGATGCGGTTGTGTCGCAGCTTAAGATTTCCATCCAAAATGAAGGCACGGGAACAAATTAACCCTCTTAGGCTGCGCGAAGCGAGGGAGGCAAGAGGGCTCTCACTACTGGAGCTGGGTGCCAAGCTTGATATTAGTCGACAGGCTCTGTCGATGTTCGAGAATGGTAAGAAATCGCCCTCAAGTGAAACATTGCTCGCAATTGCGAAATCCCTCAGCGTGCCTACTTCGTATCTATTGTCCGAGGTCAGTCGGCCGGATCTGTCCGGTGTCACTCACTTTAGGAAGTTGGAGGCCGCCACAAAGAGAGATCGGGCAAAGTACGCGGTCCGCGAGCGGTGGATCGCCGACTTACTCGCGACCCTGCGTTGCCATCTCGATCTGCCAAAAGTCAATGTGCCTGATTTCAATGTTACCGACTTCGATCGTTTGACGAACGACGACATCGAAGATCTTGCTGACGCTACCCGTCGTACATGGGGGCTGGGCAGCGGCCCCATATCAAACGTAACAATGTTGTTCGAGAACAATGGAATTGTTGTCGCTAGGATTCCGCTTTCGGCTAATGTCGACGCATTCTCTTGCTGGCAAGGCGAATTGCCGATCGTGATCATCGGCAGCAAGCTTCCGTTTGTTAGAGGACGCTTCGATTGCGGTCATGAACTAGGACATTTGATCCTACATAAGGCAGTAACGCAAGAACATCTGGCCGACAAAGATACCTTCCGGTTGATCGAACAGCAGGCGCACCTCTTCGGGGCCGCACTACTTGTCCCCCGCGCGTCTCTGGCAAAAGAACTGTATAGCATTTCCATTGATGCACTGTTGGAGCTGAAACGAAGGTGGGGAGTGTCTATGCAAGCGCTTCTCTATCGTGCGCACAAACTCGAACTCATCTCCTACAACCAATATCAATATGCATTTAGGCAAATAAGTGCTGCCGGCTACCGGAGGATCGAGCCTCTCGACAGAGAGATTCCGGTGGAAAGACCCACCATGCTGTCTCGTGCAATCCATTTGGTCACGGACAATGGCATTCTTAAGTCCGATGAGTTTTGCGAACTTTTGTCTCTCTTCCCTGAAGATCTTGCCGAGATTTCCGGCGTCACGGCGGACTTCTTCACTCGGAAGGACGTAGTGGTGCCGTTAACCCTGAAATTCGGCTAAGTCACATTGCGCTCTCGACGCATCATGGCCCCGTTCGCGGGGCCTTTTTTGGACTACAGCCCCACTAATGAATAGCGCATGGCAAGTGTTAGCGAAGTAAGACCGCAATATCACTAGTTTTTCTTGCATTGCTAGATTTTCTAGTCCATACTCGCCTCATGCACTCACCGAGCATGAGCGATGGCCCGCCCCGCCCCGCCCTCTGATACGCCCCGCGAAGCGCCTTCGAGCGCTGATCGTGCGGCGCAGTTCTTCCCTGACGATGCAACGCTGACCGCGCTCTACGAGTCAGGCCAGCGCGACCTTCGGGAACTCGCAGCACGCTACGCACACGGCACGCCCGTTCAGCGTCAAGCGATGGCTGCTAAGCATTCCTACCTATTTGAACGCTACTCGCGCTTTTCGCGAGGGCTTGCGGCCGTCGCCTGACAACGCGCTCGCGATCGCGGGCATCTGGAGAAACGGAATGCGCATCAACGTGTACAGCCAGGAGCTGACCGACGAAGTGCTGCGAATCGAGAAGCAGAGCAACACCGGCGTTACCTATTCTGCTGTGCAGGTCATCTTGCACAGCAGCGAAAAACTGCACCACCCGCCCCAGGACGATGACCGCAGCGCCGTGACCTTCTGGCTCCCGAAGTCGGTGAAGCGCCGCGAGCGGCTCGCTCAAGCGTTCGAACGCATGGCCGACCTGGTGCGAACAGCTCCGCACGAGACAGGCCTCGATTGAGCAACCGAGACGATAGATGATCCGCCACGACACCGAAGACTTCCGCGCGCGCATCAGCGCCGCCGCTACCGCCCTGCTCGCCCGCGAACGGCAAGCCGTCGACGTTGTCGCGGCACCGGCCCCGCAGCTGGTCTCGCGCGTTCGCCGCAGCGCTCCGCGTAGCGCCCTTCTCTTCCGCCTTTCTCTGCGAGGTGCCGCATGATCCGCACTCTGCTTTCCGCCCTGCGCTATCTCGCGATTGCGTTGGCCGCGTTCTGCTTCATCGTGGTTGTGTGCACGGTGCGCAGCGAGTACGACGACGTCCGCGTGCGTGTGCGTGCCCCTGCAACTGAGAGGGCCGCGTGATGAGCACCATTCTTACCGCCGGCGGCACGCCGTTCAATTTCTTCGCGCCCTGGGCCGCGTCGATCGACCTCGACACCATCGCGCATGCGCTGTCGAACCTGTGCCGGTTCACTGGGCACACCCGAGCCTTCTACTCGGTCGCGCAGCACTCTGTCCTCGTCAGCGAAATCGTGCCGCCGGAGTTCGCCATGCAGGGGCTACTGCACGATGCTCATGAGGCTTACGTCGGCGATATGGCCCAGCCGCTGAAAGCGATCCTGCCGGGCTACCGCGCGCTCGAAGACACCGTGGCCGAGGCCGTGCGCGCCGCGTTTGACCTGCCCCTCGAGCTCGACGCGGTGGTCAAGCATGCCGACCTGGTGGCGCTGGCAACCGAGCGACGCGACCTCATGCCGCCATCCAGCATGCACTGGCAGATCCTCGACGGCGTGCAGCCACGGTCCGAGCGCATCACGCCTGTCTCGCCGGCAGACGCCTATCGCGCGTTTCTCGACCGCTATGCCGAGCTGCTCGCCGCTGCTGTTACGTCGCCGGCGGCAACGCTGTGGGGAATCTCGATCGACGGTTCGTTCGAGGTCGTGGCCTTCCCCGATCAAGCGACCGCCGAGCGCGGCGCCGCATCGTTCAACTCCGATCCGCTCTTGCAACAGCGTGCCGCCGAGCGCGCAGGCCGGCGCATTGCCTCGCGACGCTCACTGACTGCGCAAGCGCGGCCGTGGAGTGGCGACTCAGCATCGCACGCCTCCGACCTCGCACGCGGGGCGTGGAAAAGCTATCTGCCGAAGGAGCGCCGAGCATGAGCAACGACTACGACGAAGCCAACGGCTACCGCGGCATCCCGGTGCTCGGCGAAATTGGTGATGGCGACTCCATCCATTTCTATGGTGAGCGAGAGAAAGCGCACTTTGAGTCGCTTTCTGCGCGGCAGCAAGCACTCGAAAGAGTCCGTGCGACCCGCGCCGCCCTGGCGCAGCAGGCAGCGGTGCCGAAGGGTACGGCTTGCGTCGTTACCGCCGATCACCATTACGACTGCAACGAGGTCGTGCGTGCGTTCAGCAACAGGGCGGATGCCGAAGCATTCGCTGAGCGGTGCCGTAGTTATGACGACACGGAGCCGGAATGGCCCGACGAAAGCGACAACGAATCGATCAAGCGATGGACCCCTGCCAGAGTCGCGTGGATCGACGGGCACCCGGCTGGATTGTCGAGTAGGCCCGACAGCTACAGCGTCCACGAGGTTTCGGCGATTGGGTTCGCCGCCGCGCCCGATGCGCCCGCTGCCCAGGGGCAGGAGGCAGTCCCGACCGACGAAGACCTCACCGTGATCGCCAACGAGCACGGCTCATATGAGGGCGAGGATGACACATGGCATTTCCACTGGTCATCGCTCATGGATCTATTACGTGCCGTTGCAGGGCCAGCAGGGGCGATCCGAGACCTGGCCGAGGTGCTGAGTCCGGTTGCCGGATCGGTAACAGCAGCGCCGCAGCCCGTCGAGCAGGCGGCAGGGGCGCTGTCGGGCGAACGCATTCAGGAGATCGCGCGTGAGCACGGCACGGGCGGATGGCAGTCGCTTGACGACATGATGCGCTTCGCTCGCGCCATCCTGGCCGCAGCCGCCCCCGCACCGTTGCACCAGAGTGCAATTTCGGCGGGAAATGACACTCTAGTATCACCCGTTATTCGAGACGCTTTCGTTAAGCACTTCGGCTCCGATGCCGATTGGCTTGATGCGCCGGGAAGCTGGTTTACCGAAGGGTTCCGCGCCGCTCTCGCCGCACGCAATGCAGAGAGCGACGGCGGCCAGAAGGTGAAGCCATGAGCCTGCTGAAAACGTTTAGCCCCGATGGCAAGGATTTTTTCGTCAACGTCAACGCCATTATGTCGGTTCAGCCGACCGGGCCGTCGAGTGCATGGCACGGCCATCGATCGACGTTGAAAACCATAACCGGCGATCGGTACGAATGCGGCGAAAACGCTGCCAGCGTCATGGAGAAGATTGCGCGAATACAGGCCAGCCAGACAGGAGGCGAGCAATCATGAGCCGCTCCGGTTACAGCGACGACTGCGACGGCTGGGCGTTGATCCGTTGGCGCGGTGCTGTCGCGTCGGCAATCCGCGGCGAACGAGGGCAAGTGTTCCTGCGCGAACTTCTCGCAGCGCTCGACGCCATGACCGACAAGCGCCTTATCGCAGACGAGCTCCAAACAGCCGATGGCGACTTTTGCACGATCGGTGCGCTTGGCGCGGCGCGCGGCATCGACATGTCGCACCTCGATCCCGATGACAGGGAAGCCGTTGCAGAAGCATTCAACATCGCGCCTGCCCTCGCCGCCGAGATCGTCTACGAGAACGACGAAGGGCTTTATGCGTGGGATTGGACGGAGGTCGAAGTGTATGGCCCGTTGCGGCGATTCGAGCCACGAACCCAATCAATGCGCGTCGCGCGCCCTCGACTCGAGGAGGAGCGCTGGCAGCACATGCGGCAATGGGTGGCATCGCAGATTCGAGGGAGTGGCCAATCATGAGCCGGATCATCGGCCTGCTCGTCTGCCTGGCGTTGCCCGTGTGGCTGCTGTTCATCGCCATCTATCTCTGCGTGGAACCATCGTGAGCAACGACATCACTACCGATGCGCTGACGCATTGGAATAAACGACTAGGACATGAATCAGGCTGTGCCGGTCCATTATTCGGCCGCAGTCCAGGCAGGCAATTGCAATCCGCGTTCACGAATATCAATCTCAATTTGACGCTTAATGCTGCTCAGCCGTCTTGCGAGTTTGAACCACCTGGGGTTTCGCGGATGCCACAAGTCTCTGCCGCCGGCCGTCGCATTTATCGCCTCAAGGTTCCCGCGAAAACTGGCGAGAAGGTCGGAAAGTACGAATGCGCGTGCGCTGTTCACGCTGCTCAGGGCATAGGTCGGCACGCAAAGCAGTTTCTGGTGAATATCCCAAATATTTTCGACGTCAACGAATGGTGGTTCGCCTTGTGCGGCTCTCAGCGACTCACGGAAATTATTGACACACTGAAACGCCCGCTCCGCGAGCATGTACAACTGCGTCAGCGCTCTGTCCTTCGCTTCGTTGTCCGCCCTACGTTGCTCCGCCAACTCTCGGCGGCGAACGGCCGCCGCCTGACGTTTATCCTCCACGCTGAGAAAGATCGCAACGCAGATCGCGACGATTGACCCGATCGCTTGAACCCAGCTACCCGCGCTGCTGCTATCGCGCGGGGGGTACAGATAAAACATGGCCGCGCTCCAGCCGATGATGACGCCTATCAATAACAGCCCCAGATTTTTGAGTCGAGCCATGCGTGAACTCCCGATATTATTTTCTGGCGCTATGGTGCGCGCCATCCTCGACGGCCGCAAGACGCAGACGCGGCGGGTCATCGCGAAGCAACCGTTCGACCGCTCGTGGTCGCGGCATGACCACCGCATTCAATACGTGTCGGGGCGGGCCGAAAATCAAGACGAGACCGACGGCTTCTATGCTTACAGCACCAGCTCGGGCGGCGAATGGCAGGCGAAGTCACCATTCGGTCAGCCTGGCGACCGGCTGTGGGTGCGGGAGACGCATGCGATCTTCGCGACTTATGGGCAGCGCCGTGTCGACGGCGAGCGCTGGGGACCGTGGGGCGGCCTGTCAACAGTCGTGTCCCCTGACGGCAAGCAGATCGTCTACTTCCGCGAGGGGTTTGACCGCTGCGACCCTGGCCGCTGGCGGCCCAGCATCCACATGCCGCGATGGGCCTCGCGCATCCTGCTCGAAGTCGCGGAGGTGCGCGTCGAGCGGTTGCAGACGATCACGGAGGACGACGCACGGGCGGAAGGCATTGCCGAAGTGCCGGGGCAAAGCGGCGAGCCGGGCGCGTGGTGGACTGGCGACGTTAAAGAAGGCTCGGCGCTGCATGGCCACACGCCCGTCGCCGCCTTCGGACGCCTGTGGAACAGCCTCAACGCCGCTCGCGACCACGGATGGGACGCCAATCCCTGGGTGTGGGTGGTGTCGTTCAAGCCGGTCTCTTCGACCGGCGCGTGAGCCTTTGACCGCCCACGGCTCACGCTATGGCAGAGGTTTGAAAGGCAGCCCTCCCCAATTGATTGTGTCCTCATAGCCGGGAGGCGGTCTCCACTGATCTGCGGCGACATCCGCTTCTTGCCTTGTCGCGAATGTTTGACCGAGTTCGATGTACGCCATGTGTGCAGGCGCTGCACGTAGCGAGGACTGCACGGCCAGCGTAACGGACCAACGGCCGGTATACGGGGCCTGGGTCGTTAGGCCAATTGAGACGCGATGGATTGTTTGCTGAAGACTATTCCGTCTAATGATGTGTTTCATTTCTATCGGCGTATGCACTGCCGCTCCTATCACATATTTTAATCTCTTGGAAGGGATGTGTTGTAAAAAAAGCAAAAAAAGTAGTTTCATTCCTGGTCGGATGGCCGAAATCAATCTGTTGTTCAGGCGATTCCGCCCAGCAACAAGAGCACTGACGCCCGCCGCCGCGTGGGTTATCGAGATAACGAGAAGGGAATGGAGGGTCGAATGATGAACGACTACCTCAGCTCAGCTGAACTGTCTGAGCTGGTCGGCTGCAAGCCGAACCAGCGTGCCGCCATGGCTGCCTGGCTCACGAAGAATCACTGGGCATTCGTCTTAGACCGTAGCGGACTTCCGAAGGTGGCTCGCGCTTACCGAGATCGGAAGCTGGGCGTTACCGAAACCAAGCAAAAAGCAAAGCACAATGACGCGCCCAACCTCCAGGCCTTCGTCTAAATCGGTAGCGAAGGATCACTCGACAGGCGTCGACCGCCTGTATGTTCGCAAGGGCGTGCGGAGAGTCACCTTTTGGTACAAATACGCGGACGGCAGACGCGAAACTCTGTCGACGGCGCCAGTCGGGGATCGCGCCGCGATTGCTGCGGCGGAGCTTTCAGCGAAGCGCAAAGCGATCGATATTCAGGCGGGTCAGGTCGTCGCCGGGTCAGTTGGTGAATTGATCGATCGGTTCGCTAGCGAAGTCGCGCCTACCCATTTCGCAGATCAGTCAGCCAACGGCCGCGGCGTGCGCGCAGGGACGTATCGAAACCTGACGAAGTTTTTCGGGCGAATGGCCCCCGCTGCTCTTCGCAAGATCCACGGGTACCAATACCTTGACGCGCGTGCCAAGTCGGGCGCCCCCGTGCTTGCGAACAAGGAGTTGGCGATGATGTCGACGATCTGTTCCTACGCGGAGCGCTGGGGCATCATCGAGGCGAATCCTTTTGTTGGAATGCGGCTGAACAAGGCCGACAAGAAGGTCCGAACAATTGATCGCAGCCAAGTGGTCAAGTTCTACCTGTGGGCGCTACGGCAGGATCAACCGTTCCGAACCATGGGATGCGCCGCCATGTTCTGCTACCTGACCGGTTTTCGCGCTGCCGAGGTCCGACCGTTTCACATGGCCGGCGTGAGCGGCATGGGCGTGCAGGTCGTAAGCGCGAAGCGGAAAAAGGGGGAAGAGGAAGTCTCAAAGCTGCGAACCTGGTCGCCGCGGCTGCGCACCGTTGTCGCCCGCGCAAAACAGGGCCGCAAGGTCAGCAGTCTCTTCCTGTTCGCCAACCGCCGCGGTCAACCATACTCGAAGAGCGGCTGGGGCGCGGTGTGGTCCGACGCCATGTATGCGTGGATCGCTGGGGGCGACCCCGAGGTTGGCCTTCGGCTCGCCGCGCAGAAGGCGCGAGAAGCAGACCAGCGGCGCGGATTCGCTGCAGCGCCCTCGCCGGCCCCATCGCTAGCCGAGCATCCGCTCTACTTCGCGCTCAGCGATATCCGGCCGGCTGCCATTACTCGCAAGATCGCGGAGCGCGCCGCCGATGCCTACGACTTCGCGGCCCATGCAAACCCCGCGACGACCCACAGACACTACGACCGCCGAAGGGTTAAAAGCGCCGCGGCGACGGAATGA